GTCCAAGTAGAAATACCCCCAGCGTCACGTTTTGCCTCAAGCTGGTAATACTTACAAACCTCAGCAAGTGTGTTAGAAGGTAATCTAAGGTACTTTTTAACCCATTTAAGCGTATCAATACTATTATAGGTATGTTTCATCTGTAAACCGTGAAAAACTGCCCTAGTGCGAATCCATTTAATATCGAATCTGTCACCGTTATGAGCTATTATTTCATCTGCTTTGTCTAGTTCCTTGATAAACTTCTTCAGGAGTGACTTATCACATTGTTTATTCAACCCCCAATGAGCGTTATGAACTTTGTCTTCACCTTCCCACTTCCAACTAATGCAAATTATCTGAGCATGTTTAATTATCTGGTGTGGTAAAATGTTTTGGTTATAGCCTGAACGCCAAAAATGACCCTCACAAAACGAGGTTTCAATGTCATAAAATAGGCGTTTTCTTATCGGTTTAACTTTTTCCATAGAATCAAAGTTGTGATTATAGCCCCAATAATAAGCAATAAATTCCATAAACCAAACCTTTTGCCGGACTTTCTTGCTTTTACTTTGTTTATTTTTCTATCTTGCTTGGCTAATTTATACTTTCGTTTAGAGCGTTTCTTATCTTCTCGGTACTCCTTGCGCTTGTCTTTACGTGTTATGTAGCGAATTTCACCACGTTCATAAACAACCTTTTCAATAGTTGTGAACTTTTCTAGAAAAACTGTATCATTCCTGGTAAAAGTGCGCTCATTTATTACCGTGTCGTGTATGGTGTCGGTTTTAGCCGTGAATATTGCGCCTTTTTCAATAGCTTTGTTTGTATGTTTCTCAGCTTTATTTATGTGAAATTGGGGTGTACAAGCGCACAACGCTAACGCGATTAGTATTAAGTATCTCATAAGTGACTATTTAGGTGCGTATTCTTTAGTGAAAGCGTCTAATCTTCTTAACCAACCTCTAAGAAATCTCTGATTATTAGAGTAGCGTTTTCTTGCTCTCTGACCTCTAGCGTTTGCAGGAGTAGTTATGTAATGAAAAAAGTTCCTTCTAGCCTGTACGCATTTAGCGAATAACTCTAACTCGTTAGAGTCGTTTATAGCTCCAATAGTTTGGTTTCCTATGATACCGTCTACCGTAACTCCTAAGACTCTTTGCATCTGCTTAACGGCTGTCCTAGCTCCAGAACCCCATGCCCAACTAACCAAGCAGTCTGCAATACTTTGCGGCTCTATTCTATCTCCTTTAACTGCATCCCAATATTTAGACTTAAATATAAGCCCCCAATCTTCATGATTCATTTTTAAAAAACGATCCACTTCATCTGTTCCGAACACTCCTACCCATGCTTTATAGGTCACTCCTTTGTTAGTGTGTATACCGTCCACTCCACAAGTGTAACTGCTTGCGTTATTTATTTTTAGTTCGCTCTTTTGAATTGACATAAGCCAACGCAGAAGCAAAACCGATTAATTCAACTAATATGATCTCATTGTTAGATTTGTCTGTGTACCAAAACACTACAAACGATATGAGAATCAATGTTATATACAAGAAAACAAACCGTTTTGAACTTTCATTTGTATCGGCTTGTGTTAAATTTTTGAGATATTTTATTAATTTGTTGCCTTTTTTCATAACTTTGTTTTATGCCTAAGATTACACAAGAAATAATAGACTTTTGGGAAAATGAACACTTTATATTTGAAGTTCGAACCAATTTCAACTATATCCAGTACCTCAAAATATTAATTGAATTAGAACGAAGAAAGGCTACTAACCCACCTTCTTCTCTAGATTATCAATCTTAACCCTCTGTTCGGTTATTTCTATCTTGTTACCAAGCATTAAGTCTTTTAAGGCTGTTTGATTCTTCAATGTACCTTCGTTTACTTCTCCTTGTATCTTAATTAGTTTGCGCATTTCTTCGTGGTCTTTGTCGTTACGGTTTAAAATCATTTTACCTATGATTATAACCAATCCAATTATTACGGTACAAAGGCTCGAAAATATCAAGAACGGCATCCATTGACCTTCTTGTGCTGTCTCAGCTATTTTAATTAGCTCTTGAATCTTTTCTTCCATGTCTCATAAAATATTATTGTAGTTAAACCAAATGTTATAAATAATGTGTAATAAGTGTATGTCGCATTAGCCCCCGAAGAGTTGAATATTAAATAAGGTGTGAATATATTTATAATCTCAAATAGTAACGCGGTTAAATTCCACGCAGAAAACATAAAAGCTACTCTGTTTATATGCTTGTGCATCTTAAACATAAAAGGAAGAGTAAAGAACAAGTAAGAAACCGCAAAATAAAGTATTGTGAAATATGCGTTATCAAAGTACAGACCGTGATACGTAACAAGTTCACCACATTCAACCGCTTTGTATTTTACGTCAAAGATACCACCCTCTGCGAACAAAGGCGGTATCAAATTGAGCATGCCAAATAATAATAATATCGAAATGCCGATTTTCTGCATATTAGAAACGTGGTTTGTTTGGTCGCATTACTGGACCGCCCTTCGTTCCTTCTGCAATGTAATCTACTGGAATATCAAAACTGATACTTTCCTCGTTGTCATACTCGAACGATACTGAAGAAGTCGTTGTTTCTCCGTTCGGCTCGTTGATCTCTATTGTTACTGTTGCTGTTTTCGTTGCCATTATCTAGGTTTTATTAATTACAATACTATTTCTAAATCATCGGCTGTTAGATTCCAGAACCTAACAGGCGCTTGTGACTCATTACCTTGCCAATCATAAGAATTGATATATGCAATCTGGTCAATCATAAATTGATCAACGTTCGCTTCAAATTCTGCTATTGTGTATGTTCCCCAAATTGATTGAAATGTTGACTCTTTAAAAATTGCAACATTTTCTTTTATTCCATGAAGCACTGTTTCTCCGGATTCGTTTTGTGCTTCGACATAAGTTGTTATGTTAAACTTTCTCAATCCGTTTTTTCTGTCCTGAACGGCTGGTCCCATATCAAGAAATACAATTGCATTTATTTGATTTTGCGCGTCTATTAATTGCGGTGTTTTACTTTTTATCATTGTTATTTATTTTTAAGGCACTGTTGTTATTGCTGTTACTATTCCTCCGCTAATTGTCAAAGAGGCTACATCACCAGAACCCCCACCTCCAAAAGTGTAAGTTGTTCCAGTTGTTCCGCCCACTCCGTTATTTGTTCCGCAAATGTATTTTCCTTGGCTTGTTATATCTCCACTACTTCCGTTTAGGAAAACATTTGTAGTTCCTCCTGAATTTCTAACCCCTAAAGACCCACTATCAGAAGCTTGCCTGAAATCAAAAATAACACCTCCCGAACTATTAAAGAATTGAGCTACCCCAGACGTTGAAGCTAACCTTGAATAGACCTTTAAGGAATATTGTGAAGCTGTTCCGATACTTCCTATATCAGCATTCGCCCCTTTGAATTTCTCTTGTGACTCGTCAAATTGAGCATAATTAACACTTGAAGAGTCGTAAATGTCAATATCATTATTCCCTTTGAATTTAATAATGTCAACCCCACCACTGTTTTGGATTGTCATGGTGTTTGTTGCCAAGTTTCCAGAAAGTTTTAAAATCCTCCCATTATCTGAAATAGTTAAATCATCAGTTCCTAAATTTTCCGAGCTAACCAAGTCTGCTATATCTTGAGTCGTTGTCTTTACGGTTGAGCCACTTTGAACAATAGGCACTTCTTCAGTTCCTGTTAAGGCAACTCCTGAAGGTAAGCCGCTAATTTTACTGTCTGCCATTGTTTAACTTTTTTAGTGCTGTTTTTAACTTGATTATATTCTCTTGTTTAGGTTTGTAAACTTTCTTTTTCATAAAAACCAATTTGTAAAATTAACGTCTTGATCGGGGTACATATCCCCGTTTGAATTACTATTGTACTCAGGAAACAAAGAGGAGTTATTGCAGATGTACTGAATAAAACGCTCTGTGTAGTGTTCTGCTATTTGAGTCTCTTTTCCGATTAAGAAATCAACTTCATTTTTATCTACACTCTCACTGTTTTCGCTTAAATGTTTAAATACTCCTTGATTAGCTATTTTGTAAGCTGAGAAAGGTAAGTACTCAACCATACCCCAATGGATAACCATCGGTTTGATGTAGTTGTTTACTAGGTCTAAGTAGTCACCTGCTAAAGTGCTGTTTACTATATCATCACTAATCTTGTCGAATAAGTCAGTACCTAAGTAGTTTTGAATGTGTATATCTTGAGCAATCTTGAGGAACTGTATAAACTTATCCGTGTCTACATTGCCATTCAAAGCTGTAAACTTTGCAATATCTTTAGTTGTTACAAATAGTGCTTTTGCCATGTCTTAACTGTGTTTTGCTACGTAATCGGGGTGGTGTCCTTGGTCTTTCATGTCTTTTGGCATAACGCCAACCTTTGGGTTGTTTTTTACAACGTAGCCAAACCCTGCCGCTTTCATTTGATCAATCTCTTTAGTCTTTTGTGATCCTATAGAAGCTGCTTTGCTTGCGCTTACGTAAGTGCGCCTCTCAAAAAAATGATGACACTCTGGACCACCCTTGTACAAAAATAAATCATACGGTTGACCCTCATGTCCAAAACTCTTATTCACACCCGCCGCGCTCATTCGTGCAATATCTTCTTTACGATATAATTTACTAGCATTCATCATGTCTTTACAGAATCCGCGTTCAGGGCTTTCACTTCCCGCATACTTGTAACGTACCTTAAAAAAGAACCCGTCTATTTCTTTGTCTTGTGCGCTCGGTCTGTTTGGGCTTGCGATACCTGAAGCTAACTTCGTGACTCTTTCTAATAGTGTAGGCTTTTGAAATCTTGCTTCTGCCTCTGCTAATTGCTCGTCGAAATTGTCTTCTTGCTCATAGTTAACAGGTTGCGAATCAAGCAATATCCACTCTTCGGTTTCATCTTCTCCGAACTCATCTAACCAACTAGATAACTTTGTAAATTCTTCTTTAGGTTCTTCAACCTCTCCTAGAACGTCTAAAAGGTTTAGGTTTTTAAAGTACAGTTTTAAAGCAATACCGTTGAAAGCTAATATTTCGTCTAGTGCATCAATTAATAATTCTTGGTGTGGTTTAATCGTTTGGTTATAAAAGAACTTTGTAGCTACTTCTATTTCATCACCGTTTGAGCTAAAACCGCTGTTAGCTGTTGTAATTCCTACAATCATAGGAGAA